TGCAAGGTTGGGCGCGGGCCGCGGGGGGTTGATAAGCTTGGTGAGACCTTCCAGAACCTTCGCCCACACCGCGTCAAACTCTTTCTGCGCCTTGTCTACTTTGTCACGCGGGGCGGGTGCGGGCCGCGGGGGGAGCGGCATATCCAGTCCGCCCGTGTTCACGTTCCTCGAAGGCAGCCGGGCCACCGCCACAGCCATATCTCTGCCAGCTTTTCCGTCCCCGTTTCGCAAGCCTTCCGGTTCACCGAACAACCCCGCGCCGATTCTGTCGTTCAGGCTGTTCATCCAGAAAGTGAACGTGGTGCTAATCGCTTTCCACATATCATCTGCCTTCGCGAGTATCACGTCGGCCGCGCGTCCTGCCCAGTTGATCGCCGTGACGTACAGGGATTCGATTCCCCACTTCAAGTCCGCAAACGCATCTGTCCAGTACACGACAACTTCTCCCACGAGCAGTCTGGTTCCTTCCGCGATAGATGCGAACGCTGCCAACACAACGCCTGCCCACGCGATCACCCACGTTGACCACGCCGCGAGCGATTCTTGCAGCGAACCCCACGCCGCCGCGATTGTGTCCGCCGCCGTTACACCTTCCACGCGCAGTGCGTAGAACGAACCCACCGCCAGCGCAACGGATGAGAGAATGATAGCGAGCGGCGACAGCACCAACGCCATCGCCACACCGACCGCGACCATCGCAACCTTCAACGCGATCAACCCGAGCAGTACCGCGCCGATTCCGGTAGCCACCTTTGCCAGTGTGCCGATCAGTGCGCGGTTCGCGTTCGCCCAGTCCATCAGTCGTGCGATCGGTGCCGCGATCGCTTCGGCCGAACTGCTCACGCTGGCTGCAAAGCGTTCGTTCATTTCCGAGATCGTCGGGCCGATCGCTTCGATGATCCGTCCGCGCACCGTCGTTGCCGCCTTGGCTACTCTGGTGAACGAGTCATTCATCCGCTCGGACACCGCCGCCGCTTTCGAAAGTGCCGAGTACCCTGTGGCGTCTGCCTCGGCGAACGCCGTGCGCAGGCCGTCGGCACCGTCGGTCATCGCAGACAGCATCTGTGGGCCGGACCGCGCGCCGAACAGTTCGGCCGCAACCTTCACGCGCATCTCGTTCGGAAGTTGCTGGAACGCATCCGCCAACTCGGGCAGCAGATCGACCAACGACCGAAGCTGCCCGTCGGCAGTTCGCAGGTTCGTCACGCCGATAGCTTGCAGAATCTTGGAGACTCTGCTTGCCGGGTCCACCGCGTCCGCGAAGCTGATCTGCGATTCCTTCAACGCGATCGACAGCTGCTGAAACGAGACGTCGGCAAGGTCCGCCGCGAACTTCAACCGCAGCACGTCCTGCACGCTGGTATCGAAACGCCGCGCCGCCTTGTACACGCCGTCCAGTTCGTTCGCTGTGTTGCGAAGTCCGGCCGCGAACGCATACAACCCGACACCACCGAACGCCGCCGCCAGCGCGCCTTGCAACCGAGACGCTAACTGCATCGTGTCGGTCAGCCGCGCCTTGACTCCGTCGAGCGCACGGTCAACGGTCTTCGTGCCCCGCGTACCGAACTGTACGAACGCCTCGGCAAGTTTGAAGTTAAGCATTTCTCTGCTTTCGTGTGCTCACGATCTTCCTCTCGCGTCCGTGCTTGCGGATCGCCGCGTAGTCCGGTTCAACGTACCCGTCGTCAGCCTTCGCGTGCTCGCGTGCGAAGCGTTTCATAAACGCTTGGAACTGACCCATCGTCAGGTCCAGCACCTGCTCGGGTGTCCAGTGATACTTCTCGGCGAACACCCAGAACACACCGTACCAGTCCACGGGGGTCAAGGCTCGACCGTCGTCGGGTTCCCCGCCCCCGGCTGAGGGTCCGCGCCGGTCACCTTCGGCAACACTTCCGTCAGTGTGTGTTGATCGGCAAACGACAGCGACGACAACAGCCCGTCCAGCGTAGCGTACTCGGGCGGACGGTTCAGCATCGCACGATGTATCAAGTACGCTACACCGGCCAGCGATCCGAACATAGCACCTGCGCGAGCCTGATCGCCAAGCACGATCCGCGACGATTCGCGTACGGCTTCCTTCATAACTTCGGCTTGCAGATCGAACGGCAAACCGTCGAGCGAATCCTTCGCACGTTCGATGCACGCCGTCTGAAGATACCGCTCGAACTCCGTGAAGTCTTTCAGTTTCAACTGGCGGAACGCACACTCGCGTCCACCGACCGTCGCCTTGATTGGAACGCCTGCCGCCGCGCTCAGTGAAGTCGTCATTCTCAAACCTCCATGCTGGGGATGATCTTCTGGTCAGGACACGCGACCGCTTACAGTTGCGACCGCGTGAGCACACCGTTCGCCGATGCCGAACCGGTGTAGCCGACGGTGCCCGCGCCCATCACGTCCACCGCCGTCTTCATACTTTCAATGATCGCCGTTCCTTGCAGGAACTTTGCTGTCGTCGTGTTCAGTTCCAGCTTGAACACGCCCTCGGTTCCGATCGCCAACTCCACCGGGTTGCTCGCGTCGTCGTACCAACCCTTGAAGCTCACCGACCAGTCCTGCCGGCCGACGATTCGATTCGTGCCCTCGCCGCTCGTGCTGTCGGTGGATTCCGGGAGGCTCACCTTGTCGTCTACTTCCCAGTCCGTGATATTGACCGCCTGCGCGCCGATCATCAGCCGACCCTTCTTGCCTGAATACTTCGCCATCGTGTTCCTCCGTGTAGGTGTGTGGGTGTGTGTGTGTGTGCGTTTAGGCAGTGGTGCCCAGGATAATGATCTTGTAAGTAACCGATCCACCAACCGACTCGACCCGCAACAGATCGCCCGTGCCCGCGACCACCGCGAACCCGTCAACCGGAGACGTCAGCAAGAACACACCGCTCGCGCCGACGCGGACCTTGTCGGTTGCCGCGTCACCGACCCACGTAGCGAGGCCGTTCGCCACACCACCGACCAACAGGTATCGTCCAGTCTCTACCTGTGTGTTCTCGATTGCGATCACACGAACCCTCACGAATACCGCAGTGACACCGAGACCGTTGGACAGCGCGCCGGACAGGTCGATGCTTTCGGCTGCCGTCGCCAGTGTGCGCGAGTCGTGCCAGATCAGGTCGCACTGCCCGGCAGCCGTGCCGGTGGCGAGAGACGCGGAGTACCCCCAGCTGAGAGAATCTTTGGGAGTGGAAAGATCGAGCGCGTTAGAATAGTCCGCGACGATCGACGCCTTGATAGTGGCAGTAAGTGTGGGCACGTTGAATCCTCCGTTGACTAGTTACGATCAGGACGGATACGCTCCGTCCGTAGGGTGACACCCGCGAACGCTGACCACAGCGTCTGCGTTTCTTGTGTTGTTGAAACTGACGCGACCACGAACGCGACGACACCGCTTCGCGAGGGTACGCTGTTCTCAAGTTCGTCCACGATCGCTTGAAGGATTGTGCCCGCGTCCGTTCCGTCACGCGCGAACACACGTAACTCGATCACGCTTTCAGTGACTTCGCTTTGTGTGTCGCGTCCGTGTGTGCTTACTTGTCCTTGCACTTGCAGGAACGGTAGCGGCAAGGCCTGCTCGCTTTCGCCGGTGCGGGTGCGGCCACCGATCAACGTGCGCACGGTGTGCGACACACCCAGCGCGTCAGTGAGTGCGATCAGTGCTTGGTTCATTCCGCCGCCCTGCCGATCGCCGCAACGCGCGCGATCTCCGCGTAGTTCTGTTTCAACGCTTCCAGCATCCAAGGCCGGGGCGCGATCCGCCACGTACCCCAGTCGTTGCGGATACCGCGCTCGAGGTAGTAGCCGTAGATAGCGTTCTTGAACAGGCCCACGTCCACACGATCGCCGCCGGGGTGGACGCGCATAGTCACGTTTCGCTGGAGAAAGCCAGTGATCTTGCGGGGGGGTTCGCCCGGTTCCGAGTGTCGATACTTCTGGACGGTCTCGGCATCGACGTTGCCGCCCGTGTAGATATCCTCACGAATACCCTTCGCACGTTTCGACGCGCCGCCCGCCGACACGGATAGCAGCTTCCGCATATGTCGCTGCAACGTCGCCGCCGCCAGCACAAGATTCTGTGCCGACGTTGCGACCAGCTTCGTGCGAAACTCGTTTCCGTTCCAGGTAAAGTTCTCGCTCATCCCGATACCTCTTCTGCGTTGACGGTCTGCAACACCTGCAACGCGCGGGGCGCGTCGTAACCGCGGAACACGTACCGCTGTCCTGTCGCTCGCACGAACGAATACACACCACTGAACAGGAACGGTGCCGCGGGTGCCGCGAACGTGATCCGCACCCGCGGAACCAGCTCACGCCGCCCCGCCGGTTCCAGTGTGCTGTCCCCGCCGAGAACGTGTACGTGTGCCGCGATCGTCGCCGCCGGGGTGGTCGCGTCTACCCACTCCCACTTACGCGCGCCGATTGTGTTGCGCGTTTCCGCGTACACCTGAATCGCCAGCGTCTCGGTCAGCAGCAGTGAAAGGTTGATACCCTTCGCACGCCACTTGCCTAGCATCTTCAACGGATCAAGTTCTAACAACGTCCACGCCACACCGTCCTCGTCCGTGATCGCGTCACCCGGCACACACGCTCGCCCCGCGACGGCTGCCATCTGAAAATGCCACGACGCCATTATCTCCGCGTACTCGCCGTAAGACTCCGCCGCTTCTTTCTTGGTGAGCGGACGTCGCAGCGCGTCCAGCGTGAACGCGGACGGCCCGCGCACGGGTGTGTACGTCACCCGTTCCAGGCCGTCCGCCAGCGTCAGATCGTTCGTTAGGTCGAGGGTCATCCGACTACCGTAGCCTCAAAGCCGCCCGTGCTTTCGGACGCGATTAACTTGTTGATCCCTTCCAACTGCTCACGAAGCATACGTGTGTACTGGGTCCAGTTGAACGATTGACCGTCCACCTGATAGTCAGGTTTCGGATTCGCGAGCGCGACCGTGTAGGCAGTCATGGCCAGATCACGCGCCGCTTCAAGGGTTGCCAAGTCGTAGGCCATCGCACCGCTCCGGTTTCTGGTGTGTCACACGATCACAACAGAACGCGGCACTCGTCCAGTGTGGCCGTGTCTTGCACCTGGTCGCACTGCACCGGGTTCGTTGTCGCCAGAATCCCGCAGTGCCGCTTGTACTTCCCCACCGCTTCCGCCGCGTTCGCCGCTCCCACGTAGAACGCTTGCGAAGGCGCGATCCGCACACGGTACACCGGGATATCGGATTCCTCCGCGGCCGGGGTCTCCGGGGTCGGGTCCGCGGCCGGGGGCGGGGGTGTGTGTGCGGTCGGTCGGTCGTGCTTTGCCACAGGTGCGCTCCGTATAAAAAGGGTTTCGGTCTAATCATCGGGACGGCAGTTTCCCGCCGTCCCGGTGTCTCCCCAGCATGAAGGGGTTAGATTCGCGGGGCGTTGTCCGCGAGGTTTAGTGAGTGAACTTGCACATAGCGCGGGGCTGCCACACCGCAGGCACACCACGCTCGCTCGCCTTCCAGCGTGCGACGATATCACGCTCAAACTCCAGCGGGTTGTTCGGGGGTGCCTGGACCACCGTCATCGGCCAGGCTTGCATGTAGCGGAACGCCTTCGACGGCGCGCCAAACAGCCAGTTGATACGAGCGTTTGCCGCGGACACACCCGACTTGACCAGTCGGTGGTACATCCAGGGCGACGAGATCACGTTGAACTTGCCGGCGAAGTGATTCGCAACGATCCGCCGCTGTTCCGCTGACGCCGTGTTCACTTCCAGCATCGTCGCGTTAGCGATCTGCATGGATGTGGCCTGCAACGACGGGGGAACGATGAGCGTATCCGGCATCGGGTTGTACGGCTCGTTCCCTTCACCAGACTGGTCCGGGTTCACCATCTCGGCGAACAGCTGCAACGCTTCGTCCACGTCGGTCCAGTCCGTGAGCACCTTGGCGACGGTGTTGATCCACGGGGTTGAAGCCTGGTACGTGTTGTAGGACGTGCCCTGCCAGCTGAAGGTGTTCGTGATTCCCAGCAGCGCATCCCAGCACCGCTTGTTCTTCTCGATCGCCGCACGCTCGCCGACGTTCGCGCAACGCTGGAGCAAGACGCCGGTGCGGTCCTTCGCGACCGCTTCCTTCGTTACAGAAACGATCATGCCCTGCTTGGTCGTTGCCGGTGTGTTGATGTAGTTCTGCGCCAGTCCGTGTTCCGGGTAGGGCATCCCTTCGCCCACCGTCGCCGGATCGCCCTGCACACCTGTGATGCCCGCGATCTTCTCGCCGTCCAAGAACGATGTCGGCACAACCGTCATGAGGCTGCTCGCGTCGTTGTTGCTCGGCGAGTTGTATTCCTCCATGATCGCGTTGTACACAATCTGGCCAGTGATATTGGCAAACGCCGTGGAGTCCACGTTCTCGACAAGGGGTGCGTTGTACCCGCCGCGCGCGTCCAGCGATCGCACCCAGTCAGAACCGCACAACCCTTCGGCCAGTTCTCGCAAAGAGAAGTCGGACGACTTGATCTCGCCCGCCTTCATCGCTTCGGCGAGGATGGTTGCGACGGCAACGTGCCCGTGCGCTTCGACCAGTCCTCGAAGATAGATACCCTGATTCTTGAGAGCCACGTTATTCCTTTCGTGTGTTGTTGTTTCGGTAGCACCGCAGACGCCGCAAGACTCACATCATGGTTTGCGGACCGCCGCGAGCGAGGGTGGAGATGATCTCGACCCACACCTTGGTCACCGACGTACCACGCTTGGCGACACGACCGACCGCCAGGTTAGCCGTTGCGACCGCGACGACTTTCTGCGTCTCGATTCCGTTGCCGGTCTGCTTTGCTGTGCCGACCAGATCGCCCACCTCGAAGTTCGCCGATGCACAATCGAACTCGAAGATGCCCTCGGTCGCAACCCTGATCGGGTTCACGTCGCCCGCGATCGACTTCTGCATCGCAACACCCAAGAAGATATCGTGGAACTCTTCCTGCGTAGTGGCGATATTCGTGTTCCAGGTGTGGTCCGCCGCGGGCTTCGGCACACCTGAAGTTGCTTCAACCAAGTCACCGATCGAGATCAGCACCGCCGTTGCGACGGCCGCACTGACCACTGGCTTTTGTCCACCGTACTTGTAGCCGTTCACTTGATTCTCCTGCGAGTCAGTTGTTGTGGGGGTGTGTGTAGATCAGCCGCGCAGCTGCGACGCGAGTTGCTTGGCGTCCGGCAGGCCGGTGCTGCCGGTTCCCTCGGCCAGCGTCTTCGTCTTCGAGATCGGCCCGACGTTCACCAGCGTCTTGCGGTCCACGATCAGCACGTCAACCGCCGCCGCGTCCTTCGCCTCGTACAGCTGCTTCCTGAATACGTCCGTGATCGCCGCCGGCGGAAGCTTCGCTTCGGCCAGCTTCACGTCCACCGCGGACCGGTGCGACGCCAGTGCGTTCGCCACTTCGAGGCGGTCCTTTTCCTCGGTCAACTTCTTGACGGCCGCTTCCGCAGCCACAAGACGCGCCGACTCATCCGCGCTTTCGCGAAGGTTGCGGCACAGGTCGGGCCGTTCCTTCTGGAGCATTTCCGCCGTCAAGTCCTTCAGTTCCATCTGGTCTCCTTTCGGGGTTGACCGTTCCTGCATCTCACGGCTACGCGCCGTGGTTTCGTCTTCGAAGAGTCCGTTCGTCGTGGCCGGGTCCGTCACCAGGTCCACCGATCGCACCGAGACAATCGACTCCACAATCTCTTTCCCGCCGGACGTCTTGCACTTTCCGTCGGCGTGGTGGCTGAACCCGAGCGCACCGGGATCGTTTTCGGCGAACCACGCGAACGAGGTTGCCCACGGGTGCGCTGTGTTGTACCGTACGTCCCCGCGGATTCCCTGGCCCTCCACGTACCGCGCGTTCTGGGTGCGACCGAACCGGGCAGCCGTCGGGGGTGTCTTGCCTACGTGGTGGTCGAGATTGACCGGGGCACCCTCGTACAACCGTACCGCCGCGCTCAACGCCGCCGGTGTGTACTCCCGCCGCTTCGACGGTGAAGACAATCCGCACAGCAACACGTCTTCGATTAGGCCCTTGGTCGTGTCGATCTTCGTTGCTTTGGTAAGTGCGAACCGGTCCTCGATGAGCGAGACGTGTTCAGGCCGTGTCGGTGTCGTCATTGTTCTTGGTCCCTTCGTTAGTGGTCTCCGGTGCGTTCGGGTCAAACGTACGTTCGCCGCCGTCCGAGTCTGTCACAAGGATCAACTTGCCCTCGGCGTTGTACACGCGAATAGACTCGTGCTCGTTCTTCCGTTGCACGTACGCTCTGTTTTCGTCTCGTGGTATCACGACTCGATCTCCTCAAATAGTTGAACTTCTACCTCTTCGAACCTGTCGTCTTCGATCGCTTTCTTGTACCACAGCAGCGCGGACGCGCGGGCCTGGTTCTCCTCGAGTGTGCCTTGTGGCAACGACTCTGAAAGTTTCTTCAGTGTCTCGTATTGTTCTTCGGGTTTCTGAAAGTATATCGAAGCATCCAATCCGAACCCCGCCGTTACGTGAGAGTCCACGTTCCCGACGAACCAGGCTTGCCGTTTCTCTACCGCGCGGAACGTCGTCTTGCCCATAAGTACTTCGCGTTCGTGCGATAGTGCCACGCTCGAGGATTCGATCGGTGCCGCGTTACGTGTGCGTACCGCGAAGAACGAATCGCCGAAAGTTGCCGCCGAGTCCAACGACCGCGACCACGACGACGACTCGACCCAGGTCGTGACGTTACCGTCGGTGCGCAGGGCCTTTATCCCGGCAGGCCCCAGATTCATCGCACGAACGTACAGCCCCTCCGCCTTCGGCGCGTCCTTTGTTGCTTTCAGAAGTCGTTTCGCGTGCGCACACAGGCTCGGGTTTCGTTTGCACTCCGTGTCGTCACCGTACGCTAGGCCTTCTTGAATCTTCTTCATGGCTTTGTAGTCGCCTTTCACGAAGTTGCGAAGTGCCGCTTGACGATCGACTCCACCGTCCCAGTATTCTTTACCTTCGCGTATCTTCTCGCTGATCATTTTCGGCTTGCCGATGATCTGGCTTGCGGTCATCCGCGGACCCGGCACCGGTATAGTCTTCGGTCCCGCTCGCGTCTTCTTCATCGGGGGTCCTACGAACGCTTCGGCTTTCTCTTTCTTTGCCGCCGCCATCGCCTTGCCCTGCGCGGACAGTTTCGCTTTCTTTTCGTTCGCCGCTAACACCGCGTCCTGCGCTTTCGCGATCGCTTCGACGTTTAGCTTCTTCGCAACTTCGATCGACGCCAGCCGGTTCGATAGCTTGAACTGCCACTCGTTCCGCTTGTCCTGGTTCGCGTCGCCGGGGAACACCCGCAGCAGGGTCTGCTTGATTGTGTCATCGTTCACCTTCGACAGTAGCTTCGCATACGACGTGTCCAGTTGCGCGTCACTCATCTGGGTGAACACCGCCGCGGAGTCCTTGTTCAGCAGCGGATTCCGTAGCGACTGCACTTCGGTTGCGACGTTGCCGAACTGGCTGCCCTTCGGTCCGCCTTGTGCGCGGTACATCAACGCGCCGCCCGCGTCGATCCGGATCACCTTGCCGCCGCGCAGCTGCATATTGTCGTTGCCCATACCGACCGCATCCCAGTTCGCCAGCCATGCGTCTGCCGCGAAGTCTTCCCACGCGCCCGCTTTGTGTAGTTGTTCCGCCGAACCTTTCGCCAGTCCCGGCACGATCCTCGACGCCACCGCGTTCTTGCCGTCCAGCTTTCCGAACCGCAACTCCGGCACGTCTACGCCCGCCGTTCGATACAACTGATTCGCCAGAACTTCATTCTCGGCGTGGCTGGCGTCCGCCGCCTTCACGTACCACAGCGTCCCGTCCTTCGCTCGATACGTGCCCGCCGCGTTGCTTCCTTGCTTCCCGCCTACCTTCACCATATCCGCTGTGTCGATCACCACGTCGGCGAACTTGGGCGGGTGAATAACCTTGATTGGCGGGGGCGGTTTCGGGGGTCGCACGACCTTGATTGGCGGGGGCGGTAGCCGCACCGGACGAACCGGCACCGGGTACGCTACCGGTCCCGTGTTCGGGGGGGGCTTCAGGGGCAACCGCCGCGGGGTGTTCCGGTTCACACCCGCACCGTTTGCCGGGCCGTAGACCACGCCTGCAGCCGTTCCGGGTACCGGGGTGGTACCGCCGCCCCCCGTCACACCTGCCCACGTCGCACCGCCATCGCCGCCCTTCGGCACTCCCCCCCACTTTTGGGCACCCACCACCACGCGCTGACGTGCCGGGGGCTGGTCGTCAAACCACGCTGCGAACGCTTCTTGCTGTTCGGGGGTTCCGTCCCGCGGGCCGGGGGGTGTGCCGGTGTTCTTCAGTTCTTCGATCGCTGGGTCCGACGCCAGGATCGGTTCGTACCAGCAGCGGCAGTTCGGTTCGTCGGGCAGTTCCGGACGCGAAGAATCGTCACGGTCGTATGTCCGCCCGTGCAACGCAGCGTGCTCGGGCCGCGTCACGTCGTCGAGGGTCGCGTGTCGCTGGTAACCCTGGATCAGGTCGCCGAGTTGATCGTTCACTTTCTCGCTCATCGCCGTCGCTATCCGCATACCTTCGGTGCGCGCTATGCGCCGGGCCGTGCTGCCGATATTCTGGACGAACGGACGGACGGCCCGCGCCAAGTCGTCAAGGTTTCCGCCGTCCGCGTACCGTGCCGCGAGTGTGTCGGCGAGCGCGTCCTTGTCGCTGATCTTCTTCGACCACCGGTCCAGCCGCGATCGCCAGTCAGTCTTGTCCACCCGGTTCGGTGCGTAGATCACCGCGTCTACTTCCGCTCGTGTCGGGGGCGGGAACAGCGTTATGTACAGGTTGGCCTTGTCGTCGGCACCCGTGAACAGCGGTAGTTGTCCGGGGCTGCTCGGGATCACCGCCTCCACCAGCTTACCGTTCGTGCCGCGCAACGCGAGCAGGTACGGCAGGGCCGCGTCTGGCAGCGCGTCCGCCCACGCGCCGACACCGGACCACCAGCCCCACGTCGCCAGCGCGGCGAACGCCTCGCCGATCTCCGCGACAATCTCAGGGTAGATACGCCGCAACGCCGTGGCGACGACGGCCGCGCTCGGCTTGCTGGCGAGCTTGCTGAACAGCCGCGACCACGCGCGTTCCACGATCGACGCGACGGCCGCGTCCAGCGTGTCTACACGGTCGAGGGTTTCTGCCGTCCGCACCGCGAACGCTTCACCGGGGGTAGCCATCTGTTACACCGTCGGGGGCAGGGGCGGGGGCGGAGTCAAGGGTGCGGCCGGGGGCGCGGCCGGGGGTGCGGCCGGGGTCGGCAGGTTCAGCGTTTGCGCGAACTGCGTTACTCGGCTGGCGTGCTCGTCCAGTAGACGTTGCTCACGTTCGTAGTCCAGTCCTTGCTCGTCGCACCACGTCTGGATAGACTTCGCACCTGACTCGTTCATCAGCTTATTGGCGGCCGCTTCCTTGTCGGGTTCACGCGCCGTCAGTGTCGGGGCGACGACGTGTAGCGAGGTTTCGTCCAGCGATCGCTCGAACACCGTCCCGTTTGCGACCGCCCACTCAAGCGCGAAGTTCGCAATGTCCTTCCAGAACTTCGTGAACAGCCGCTGATCGCGCTTGAACTTCTTGTACGCCGGTCCTTCGGCTACGAGCGTGCTGGCGTAGTTACCGTTCGATGCATCGGACGACAGCATAAACTCGGGCATCACCAACCGGGCCGCGATCGCTCGTAGCTCCGCTTGCAAGATCAGTATGAACTTCTCGGCCGCGATCGCCGACGACGGCAGGTCAAGATCCATGCCATCGGCCAGGTCGATGATATGCGCTGAACCCGGATTCCGGTGCCCGCGTTGTGTGCTCCCGGTTGACTGGTCCACCACGTTGAAGTTCGCCTGCGCGTCCGCGAACCGTGCGACCGCCGCGCCGGTCTTTCCGGTGTGCTTGCGTACGCCCGCGATCGACGACTGCCACTGCGCAACTTTGCTCATGTTCCGCAGCAGCTTGTCGGCGCGGTACAGATTCCGCCGCACCGCCCACAGCGTCGGCACACCGCGCACGGTGTTCGCGTCCACGTTCAGTTTCAGGTGCCGCACGCGGCCCGCTTCCACGCGCTCGCCGTCGATCCAGTACGCAACGACGCGAACCTGATCAAGCTCGTCAGACTCGATTCCTAACTTGATTCGCGGGTTCGTGGTCTCGCCCTTGGGTGTGAACACTTGCTCCGGTTCCACGAACCGGTTAGCTACCGTGCCATCGGGTTGCGGGAACAGCCGCACGAATATCTCGCCGTCACGGTCCGCCCGCAACACGGATTCTTGCTGCATCACGTCTACGTCTTGTTCGTCGGACCACGCTTCCAGCCACTGCGAGATATCCGTGAACGCACCCTTCGGGGTGGTCTCGAACAAGTCTCGCCGCGGGTTCACCTGGTACTTGAACCCTTCACCGACAATGTAGCCGATGCGGTTCTCGTGCGCGTTGATCGCAAACCCGTTCTCGGTTGCGAGTTGTCGCATCATCGACCGCACCATTCGCAGGCCGGATTCGCTGCCGAACCAGGTGCGGTCCAGGTCGCTGTCGAGTCCGATCTTCCCGCCCGTGCCGCCGAGTGGTATCCACCACGTCCCGGATTCTGGATCCCACAGGTCGTCCATCGCTGTGAAGACGTCGCCGTAGAACGTGTTGGCTGAACTGGATTCGTGCAACGACTGCGCTTCGGCCAGTCGCCGCGCCGCGTCTTCGAGTGCGTTCGTTGTCATTGTCCGACAAGTCCTAATAGAAGAAGGGGTGCGAGTAACTGGGTCTGTTCAATCGTGCCGCTCGCGTCCGGGGTTGCCAGGTCTTCGTGCGTTATCGTGAAGTAGCAAGAATC